TACAAGTTGTATTTGGTGCGGGTGTTTAGCTTGCACACACGATGAAGAAGCAGAAGATCAACACTAATATTGACCACGTCGTTAAAAAGACTACAATAGGCAATGGACGTATTAGCATGGCTTCTATGAATAAGCATAAGAGGCGAAGCTTTAAACCTTATAGGGGGCAAGGACGATGAAGAAAAAGAAAAAATTTCCAGATATGAGCGGTGATGGAAAAATCACCATGAAAGATATTTTAATGGCACGTGGTGTGATCAAAAAGAAAACTAAGAAAAAAACAAAAAAGGTTAAAAAGAAAAAATAATGAGAAAAGGTCTCTATGCAAACATACACGCTAAAAGAAAACGTGGTGGTAAAATGCGAAAGAAAGGTGCAAAGGGTGCACCTACAGCAGCTAATTTTGCTAGAGCAAAACAAACAGCGAGGAAGAGATAATGACTAAATTATGTCCAAGAGGTAAGGCTGCAGCGAAGCGGAAATTCAAAGTCTACCCCAGCGCATATGCAAACGCCTACGCTTCAAAAATTTGTGCGGGTAAAATCAAAGATCCTAGCGGTGTAAAAAGAAAAGATTTCAAAGGTCCCAAACCTGCTAACAAAGCAGACGGTGGTATGATTAATAAAATCTCACAAGAAAGAAAGAAAGTTTCTAGCTTTGGTCAAGGCGGCATTGCAAAAGGATGTGGTGGCGTAATGAAGAATAGAAGAAAAGTCACCAAACGTGCGTAATGGCAAAAAAAAGAGATCCTAAAAAAGGAACTGGAAAAAAACCAAAAGGATCCGGGAGAAGATTATATACAGATGAAAATCCTAAAGACACTGTCCGTATTAAGTTCGCTACTCCTTCTGATGCACGGGCGACGGTCTCGAAAGTGCGAAAAGTTAAAAAACCGTTTGCACGCAAAATTCAAATCCTTACTGTAGGAGAGCAAAGAGCAAAGGTCATGGGCAAAACTCAAGTTGCTAATATTTTCAAAAAAGGTAAAGATAGTATAAGGAAACAACATGGCAAAAAGCGGACTTAAAGAGTGGTTTAAGCAGGACTGGGTCGACATCGGTTCTAAGAAAAAAGGTGGAGGATTTGCTAAATGCGGTAGGTCCAAACAAAAGAAAGATGCCAAACGAAAGTATCCTAAGTGTGTCCCCAGAGCAAAAGCTAATAGAATGACTAAGGGCGAAATTAAATCAGCAGTTTCTAGAAAAAGATCAAAACCTCAAGGCGTTGGTGGCAAACCAACAAATGTAAAAACTTTTACTAGAAAAAAGAAGAGATGATATACAGGATCAAACAATTAATTATAAATTTATTTAAGAAAGGAGAACCGGATGAGCATCAAACTCATTTGGGTATAGGATCATGAATTTAGACAACTTGAAAAATGAGATTAAGAAAGAGGAAGGTTACCGACTGGAGGTCTACACCGACACGGAGGGGTACCCCACTGGTGGCTATGGTCATAAAATAATAGACGGTGAGGAAATTCCAACGACTAAAGAGGGTTGGGAAGAACTGTTTGAAAAAGATTTTGCTAGCGCTCACCAAGGCGGTATGAATATATGTGGTGATTGGGACATCAAGGATGAAGCCAAGGAGATAATTATTCATATGGTTTATCAGATGGGTGAAGCAGGTGTTCGCAAATTTAAGAACGCTCTAAAACACTTAGAACAAGGGGCATATTCTGATTGTGCAACCGAGATGCTCGATTCGCGTTGGGCAAAACAGACTCCAAATCGGGCGAAAAGACTTAGTGATCACATGGCTAGTTTATAGACGTGGACATAATTCGATTTACTGACCATCTAAGAAAAATAATTAAGACTAGACAGAGTGATATTTCTTCTGCTATTAGTAATGGTAACGCGAAATCTTTCGATGAGTATCAAAAACTTGTCGGTGAGCATTTGGCTTATACTAACATTTTACAGGAACTCTCGGACCTGCTAAAAAAACAGGAGCTAATAGATGACGAAACTGATAGTGCCTAAGCACTTAAAAGAAAAGGTAGAAAAACAGAAGGAAGAAGCTGAAGCTGAGAAACTACCAAACCCAACAGGCTGGAGACTTTTACTGTTACCAGTCCGACTCCAAGAAAAAACAAAAGGCGGTATTTACTTAACCGACGATACAATACACATGGCACAGATTGCCGGGAACGTTTGTAAAGTTTTGAAGGTAGGACCTTCTGCTTACAGAGACAAAGATCGTTTTCCAGATGGACCATGGTGTAAGGAAGGAGATTGGGTAGTCATCACTAAATATGCCGGATCTCGTTTATATATCGACGGTGGAGAATTACGTGTAGTAAACGATGACGAAGTCATTGCACAAGTAGACGATCCAATGAGTATTCTTCCGTCCAACGTAAAGCTAGACAAGGTAGAAAGGTAGGTAGTCATGGCTGAAGACAAATCAAAAATGGTAGATATCGATACTTCAGGTGATGAAGTAGAGGTTGTTTTAGACGAAAACAAAAAAGAAACAGAAGCAAAACCTAACGGTGAAGCAAAAGAAGAAATTAAGGTCGAAGAGGTTTCGGAAGAGAATGTTTCACGTGAAACAAAATCTGAAGATGAATTAGACGATTATAGTGAATCTGTTAAAAAGAGGATCGCTAATCTTACTAAAAGATATCGTGAAGCTGAAAGACAAAGAGAAGAAGCTTTAAAGTATGCTGAAGGGTTGAAAAAGCAGTTTGAAGATAGTCAAACTAAATACTCTCAACTAGATAAAGGATACTTAAATGAGTTCGAATCTCGAGTAACAACACAGACAGAAGTTGTAAAAGATAATCTAAAAAGAGCTATTAATGCGAGGGATGCTGACGCTATTGTTAAAGCACAGGAACAACTTGCCCAACTAACTCTTGATAATGAGCGTCTAAAAGCAACCAAAAAGATGGAGGAAGAGAAATCCGCTAAATCAGAAAGTGTTGCAAAAATACAACAAAATGAGCCACAAACACCTCAAAAACCCGTTCAACCCGATCCAAAAGCGGAAAAATGGGCAAGAGATAACACGTGGTTTGGTCAGGACGAGGCCATGACATACGCAGCCTTTGGTATTCATAAGAAACTTATTGAAGAAGAAGGATTTGACGCGAAGTCAGATGAGTATTATAATGAAATTAATTCTCGAATGAGAAAAGAGTTTCCTCACAAATTTTCCGGTGAGGCAGATGTCGGAAAGCAATCGAAACCCGTCCAAACGGTTGCTTCCGCGAAACGCGTAAACAAAGATGGACGCAGGTCTGTGAGGCTCACACCATCACAGGTCGCGATAGCCAAAAGGCTAGGTGTGCCGTTAGAAGAGTACGCTAAATACGTGAAGGAGGCGTAACATTATGGAAAATGAAAAAACTAAACTAAATAAAACTTCACGCAAGTTGGAAACCCGTGAAACGGAGGCTCGACCAAAAGCATGGGTACCACCTTCATCACTCGAAGCGCCACAACCTGACGAAGGCTGGCATCATCGATGGGTAAGATACGAATATCGTGGAATACCTGACGATAAGAATGTCAACGGTAGGTTAAGACAAGGGTATGAATTTGTTAATGCAGATACATACGGCGATCGTCTTGATATACCCGCAATAGCCGACGGAAAGTTCAAAGGCGTCATAGGAATCGGGGGACTGATTCTTATGCGATGTCCGATCGAGATTAAGGAGCAACGTGATCGTTACTTCAGAGGTCAGACGGAGGGTCAAATACAGAGTGTTGATAACGACTTAATGAAAGACGAGCACCCAAACATGCCAATCCATAGGGAGAGGCAAAGTAGAGTAAGCTTCGGGGGGCCAAAGCCAACCGAGGATAATTAACTAAAACATATACTTAGGAGGTATATAAAATGGCAAATAAAAACGCAGCCTTTGGTTTACGCCCACTTGCAAAGTTAGGCGCAAACTATAACTCAGGTGGTTTTACCACATACGCTGTGAAGTCAGGTAATAACTCCGGGAATATATTTCAGGGTGCAGTTGTAAAACTAGGATCTGACGGATACGTAGTCGTTGCAGGCAACAGTGACACACAAATTTTGGGTGTTGCAGGCGGTATTGAATATACAGCAGCAGACGGAAGTCCGACATTTCAGAATTATTTTCCAGACACAACGGCAACTCTAGGTTCCCAAGATATTAAGATCAGAGTGTACGATGATCCTAATCAATTATTTTTGATTCAGGCTGATGGTACTTCTGCCCAGACTTCAATAGGAATGAATGCAGACGTTGCAGGAAATGCAAACGGAAACACAACAAACGGTATATCAAGCGGTGAATTAGATTCATCAACGCTCAATACAACACAATTGATGTTGAGAGTAGTTGGTGTCGACGCTGATCCTGATAATAACGACTTAGCTAGCGATAACGCTAACTTAATCGTGAAGATCAACGATCACTTCTACGCTCCTAATACCGTAGGCGTATAGGAGGTTACACTATGGCTATATCAAGAAGTCAACTCGTTAAAGAGTTGGAACCGGGCCTAAACGCACTGTTTGGTTTGGAGTACGATAAGTACGAAAATGAACACGCTGAAATCTTCAATGAAGAATCATCTGATAGAGCTTTTGAAGAAGAGGTAATGTTAACAGGTTTCGGTAACGCACCTGTGAAGCAAGAGGGCGCAGCAGTAACTTTTGACTCTGCGAACGAAGCATACACAGCACGTTATACACACGAAACTGTAGCTTTAGCATTCTCTATTACAGAAGAAGCTGTAGAGGATAATCTTTATGACAGATTATCAGCTAGATACACAAGAGCATTGGCAAGATCAATGGCACACACAAAGCAGATCAAAGCGGCAAACGTATTAAACAATGCGTTTACAGGCGGTGCTACTGCTGGTGGTGACGGCGTTTCTTTAGTGAATACTGCACACCCAACAACAGGTGGCGGTAACTTCTCAAACAGAAATGCAACCGATGCAGACTTGAACGAAACATCACTCGAGCAGGCGATGATTGATATTTCTCAATTCATCGATGAGAGAGGACTAAGAATTGCTGTACAAGCAAGAAAACTGATTGTCCCACCTCAATTAATGTTCGTAGCTGATAGAATCCTAAACTCAACATTGAGAACAGGTACAGCAGACAACGACATCAACGCATTAGTGAACATGTCAATGTTGCCTGAGGGTTATAGAGTAAATCACTATCTAACAGATACTGATGCATACTTCATTATGACCGATGCACCGAACGGATTCAAACAGTTCGTGAGAACTCCATTAGCAACAGCTATGGAAGGTGATTTCGATACAGGTAACGTGAGATACAAAGCTAGAGAGAGATATTCTTTCGGTTTCTCAGATCCACGTTGTGTATATGGTTCACAAGGTTCATAAGAACTAAAAACTTAAATCCTTTCGTAGGGGGCGGTTGTCTTTGACTCCGCCCCTTTTTTATGCCATATTGGGGTTCTAGCATTAATAACAGTTATGCACACTGGGCTAGCAGACGGTATAGAGACTGCATAACGAACGGTCTATACAACCAAAAGGAGGTTTAAAATGGCTACACACTTTAAAGGGCCAATATTATTTTCAGCACAGAGAGCTATGTTTGAAAATTTAAATATTGCCAGATGGAATGATCAATTCATTCAGTTCGATGATTTCGATCATGGAGCACTAGACGAGACACTAAGATTTACAATCGTAAAAGATTCAGGAGCAGCGGCAGCTATTGTTGCAGATGCGCGATCTGGTGAACTCAACTTAACTTCAGCGAACACAACAGATAACGATGGTGCTTCGATTCAAGGTAAACATGAGTTTTACTCTCTACCTTCAACAGCAGGTAATAAGTTATATTATGAAACAAGAGTTAAAATGTCTGACGTTGATCAGATGGATGTTCTTGTTGGATTAACAGAAACTTTTACAACTAATCCTGAGAATGCTTTTGCGTCAGCAAACATCATTGGATTTTTGTTAACAGACGGTAGTGCTGTGATTCAGGGAACTACTGAAGCTAGTGGTACTCAAACTCTTGTAACATTTGATGATACAACTTTATCAACTCTAACTAACGATACTTATGTAACTTTAGGTTTTGTTGCAACAACCGGTAGTGAAGCTTCTAAGAATTTAGTTGAATTCTACATCAACAGAAAATTCGCAGGAAGAAGTAGAACTAACATTCCAACAGCAAATATGAAATTAGCTGCTGCGAGTGTATCAGGTGATGCTACAGGTCAAAAGATAACAACTATTGACTACATAATGGGTGCTCAAGATAGAGACGTAAGCTACGAATAGGAGTAAACCATGATTAATACTAAAGCGGCCAATAGAACAAGCACAGGTTTGCTTCATACAGGACCTGCTAGAGTGGTATTTATTTATGGTGTTCCTACCGGAAGTGCAGGATCTATTGTTTTAAGAGACAGCACCGACGGTTCAGGTGCTGCTAAAGTAACGCTTCAAAGCGTTGGATCTGTCAGAACACTTATTGAGATCCCTTTACCTGATGAAGGTATGAGGTTTGTTAATGGTATTCACGCAACACTTACTAACGTTGCGGGGATTACTGTGTTCTTTGCGGGGTGATTCATTATGCTAGATTATAAATCAACACATTTGACAGCCACTGGTACAATAGCCAGTGGCCCCGCTAGAATGATGTACATCTATGCAACACCAGATAGTGGTGGTGGAAGCATTGTTCTAAGAGATAGCACAGACGCCTCAGGTCCTATTTTAGTTACTTTACAAACACCAAATACCAATAATACTAAAGTAAATATCGATCTTCGTGATTTTGGTATGAGGTTTAGAACAGGGATACATTGTACCCTAACGAGTACAGCAAGTATCACTGTGTTTTTCACCGGATAATGGCGGACAAACAACCACCAAAAACTAAAAAATATTTCCGCCCCACTAAGTCTGGGGCGGGAATGACAAAAGCTGGAGTTGCTCGTTACAGACGAGAAAACCCCGGTTCTAAATTAAAAACAGCAGTCACTGGTAAAGTGAAGAAAGGAAGTAAAGACGCAAAACGTAGAAAATCTTTCTGTGCTAGAAGTGCAGGACAGATGAAAAAGTTTCCAAAGGCAGCAAAAGATCCAAATTCAAGATTAAGACAAGCAAGAAAAAGATGGAAATGTTAAATGTTTAAAGGTTATTTTTATTTATTTTGTGCTTTTATTTCCATATGTTTTTTATTTTTTTCAATACAAAATTCATGGGCTGAAACCAATACTGTGTCTAGCACGGTAGTAAACAATACACCTCCAACAGCAAACGCACCAGTTATCCCTAATTCAAACAGTGACATATGTAAGGTGGGTGTTGGCGGGGCAGTTCAAAATAACGTTTTAGGAGTGGCAACAGGTATTTTAATTGACGATGAGCTTTGTCAGCTTTTAAAATTATCACGGTCACAATATACTTATGGCATGAAAGTTTCGGCGGTGGCATTATTATGTCAAGATCCACGTGTCTGGACGAGCATGATGGACGCGGGGACTCCGTGCCCTGTCAACGGGCTCATTGGCGCCGAGGCTGCTACTTACTGGAGTGAAAATCCTGAAAGAATTCCAGAGGGCAGTTGGTATAGAACAGAGTATATTGAAGCTAATAAACCAGAACCAAAGGAGTTTAGCCATGCGCAAAACGCTGCTATGTTTAAAACTTTTTTCCTTATTACTACTGGTCTCCTCTTATTCTAAGGCTGAATGCCTTCCTGACGTACAAGGTCTTTGCACTCCGGGTGTCACTATCACGGAGGATGAAAATATTGTTGTAACTGAAGAGGACAAGGGCACAGAGATAATCACGACCACTACTACCACGGTCACAACTACCACAACAACTGTAACAAATGAAGACTCAGGTAATATTTTAGATAGCTCCAATGGTTATGTTGGCTCTCAGGATGACGGCAATATGCAAACAGATTGGGGCGGGCAAGGCCCTGCTTCCATGCCAACAGGCAATACCTGTGGTGAATTAGGATCAGATAGATGTGCACAGATTACAGGATCAGGCAATAGCACATCAACGATGGGTGTACCAGGCATGGGCACAACTTTTATAATTAATAATATAGATATTTCTGATTTAGAAATAGACAGAGGTGGTCAAGTAAGATACTCAATTGAAGTCGAAAAACGAGATGCTCAAGATA